TCATTCTAACAATAATTCTTTAGTACCAGCAATATCATAAACAATTTTTCTTTGATGCTCTGGAATATATTTGTTCAAGTGAACAATTAATAGACCATCTAGGAACGTAACCTCTCCAATTTTAACATCGTCCGCGAGTTGCCACGTATTAATAAAGGAACGCTTTGATACTCCACGGTGGAGATACTGGACATCAGGATCTCTTCTTGTATTTTTCGTGGCAACTTTGAGAATGTTTGATTCTGTAGATACTTCAATCTCCTCTGGTTTAAATCCTGCCAAAGCGATTTCAATAGTATACTTACTGTTGTCATGCTTGATTAAATTGTAAGGGGGGTAGTTTGTATTATGATTTGACATACTATCTAGACGATGAAAGATATCATCGAGCCCTACAAAGTGTGGGGAATATAAATCCCATGCAAACTTATCCATTAGTAACTCCTATATTAGCGAGTGTTTTTGTGTGGACCCCGAAGGCATCCGTTGGCGTAAAAGGGGGACCTAGGTCCCTCTCCTTCTACAATATTAATTATAAAAGCACATAAAAAAAGTGTGGTAGTATTTACCACACTTTTAAGATTAGTTTACTACACCTCGGTTTTCTTGCGACCGATATTGTATTTGGATTCTAGGATCCAATCGTCTTTATCTTTAAATGATAGCACCTTAATTTGATTCAAGGGTGCAATGTCTTCAATGCGTTCTGCTTCGACTACAGATACGAGACCCCAGTCTGACAACAGTTGGGTAATACGATTCCTTCGTTGAACATCATTAACAGTAAAGTTTGTTTTTTTGCCATCCAATGCAAACAACTCTTTAAAATGAACGATGTAATATCTACCCTGCTTGTGCAGAATATGACATGATTGATATAGCTTGCGTTCTTTTCTTGAAGCAACACCAATACGGGTTAGTGTCTCACGAACCTTCAGAAAATCGTCTGGTTCAGACAGACTCACTTCCACCATATCAGAAGGTTGCCATTGTACTTCAATTTCAGTGCTCATCTTGTTCCGCCTGTATCTAATAGTTTTGCTATTTTTTCAAGATCAGAATTCGTGAGAATTCTTAAAGCGGCAAGTGCTTTGTTATGGTTATATCCATAATATTGCTTCACCAAGTCAAGATGCTCAAGAGTTTCCTTCTTCGCCCAAGGAGCGAAACGCTTCCTAGGTTTCAAACTATTTATAAAAAAATCATATTGCATCTCTTTGTCTAATTCAGGATGCATATTCATTTCATTGGCGTACAGTATCGAATCGATATGATGCGACATGCACTTGTTAATGATGAAGGGAGGATAACCTTTCACAGCATCCTTATCTTCACGCATTATATTCTTTTTAGACTGATTAATTGAATACAAATAATCAGTAAGTTTATAACTCATAATTTAACATTAACACTCATCACTTTAGCGGTAGGATTTCTGGCAAGCGCAGTCCGACGTGCGTCTTCATAGTTACGTGCAATCACCTCTTCTTTGAAGATGGTGCCTGCGATGAATAGGGTGACTTCACATTTCATAGTTGGTTAGGACGAGTTCCTTGCGAGCTGCTTGATCTGTATTATAACTCCCCACGCTCCTCATGGTGTAAGTGTGTGCAAATTCTCCTACTGTCCACCCTTGGAACCGATCTTTGACCAGTTGAGACGAATTGTAAGATACAAGTTGAGGACAGATGAAACGATCACAGTCACTAGCAAAGGTATCATGACAGAAGGACTTGTGCATATTCCCCCGCCGTCCATAGAGGTTATCTCTAATATCATATGGGGGGTCGAGATAGATGAAGGTATCTCGATTGTCGGTGAAGAGCTCTTCATAAGATAAGTTAGTAATTTTCCACTTCTTGATCATCAACGAATAGTCTGGGAGTTTATCAATGCCTCGCATTGAGAAATTGCTCTCTGAAGCCTGCTTTGAGAAGGAACTGGATTCAGTGAGACCAGAAAAAGAGCACTTGTTAACAACGTAAAAAGCAACAGCACGAGATAAATTGGATGTCTGATCATCGTTTACTTTTCCTTTAGCTTGCTGAAATAATACTTTAGCTGATACTGGTTCACAATAACGTTGCTTCAGTTGTACCAACTGATCCCGCATCTCTCTACCATTCTCCTGGAGTTCTCTCCAAAAGTTATAGAGTGGTTCGTACAGATCATTGACCCAGATGTCTAGGTTTGGATATCGTTTACCAATTTCAATGGCAACAGAACCACCACCAATGAATGGTTCACGATACTCTTTTGCCTGGGAAAGGTCTGGGAGGTACTGGAACAGTTTGCTTAACGCTCTGCTCTTTCCTCCTGGATACCTCAACGGTGTCTTTAACGACTTCAATGTCTGGGGCATGATATTTAAGGTACTCACGAAAGATCATTTTCATTTCACGCTCTGTCATTCCACAATGAGCAGCAGCATGGGGTAGGTTCATTGTAGCATGAAACAATGCTTCATTTGCTTCCTGAACGTTCTGTGGGGTTGTCTTCTTCATGGACATTTTCAAAATCCTCTATTTGATTTGCAGATACTTCATGCTCACCAGCAATCAAATACCAATGATGACCTGCGCGTTCACCAAGATATTTGATTTGATCTTCAGGGAATAAGTTTTCTCGCATTGCTGCTTGAATCTTAAAATGTGTGAGCTCTTCTTTGCTTGGTACTTGCATCAGACAATCAGTTTCTTTTGAGGAGTAATTACTTTAGAAAAGAGTCCTTCATATTGCACCACCAGGTCTTCATTCAGCTCTGTCTGATACACCACATAATTCTTGGTGATAGTCAGAGGAATACCTTCTTTGGCGAGAGGAGACCATGGAGCAAAAGACAGTTGTCCACGTTCCATAGGAACAGCAACTACAACATTTTCTACGATGTAGCGTTCGTCATTTTCTTCTTTGATCTGGCAGATAATATCTTCACCAGAGTAGAGTCGCATTAGTACAGTCATTTAAATTCGCATCCTAGCATAATTTCTGTTAAACATGCCAACAGGTTGATCTCCTGGTCGGCAACAAAAGCAATTTGATACTGGTACTTGGCAAGGACCAGAACTGCTTCAGGTATAGATGTTCCTTTAAGATTATCATAAAGGATATCATAAATTTTACGCATGACAATGTTTGGATCATTGTCAGTATTTTCTACTACCCACCTTTTGATAGTAGTAAACTCTTTCTTCTTCATCGCCTTAACGAGGTCATCCAGTTTGATATCTGCAATATCACATAGGATATCTACATCAATCTTACCACCAGCAGCATGACGCTGACACTCATTGATCAGACGACGCCAGTCAGGATAGTATCTCTGAATAAGCTTGACAAGAACTTTATCGTCATACTTTACCTCATTTTGATCAAGGATATACTTAAGACGATGGAAGAACCTGCCTTGCATCTGCATCTTATCCTCGTTCTTGATCCTGAAATCAACCACAGTGCATCGAGAATGCAGTGGTTCAATGATCTTGTTCGGGAAGTTGCAGGTGAAGATGAACCGACAGTTACTGTGGAACTCTTCGATAGCGGTCCTCAAGGACAGTTGAACATCACTAGTGGTGTTGTCTGCCTCATCGATAATAACGACCTTGTGGGCGCTGCTAGAGGACAGAGAGACAGTGCTAGCAAATGTACGCACCTTCTGTCGAATGGTGTCTAGGAAGCGACCCTCGTCACTACCATTAACTACAATGTATGAAGCTCCAATTTCTTCACACAATGCTTTCGCAACAGTGGTCTTGCCGATGCCTGCAGTACCAGGTAGCAGCAGGTTAGGGAGTTCACCCTGTTCAACAAAACCTTTGAACACGTTGAGAATGCTCGCAGGAAGAATACAATCATCAATTGTACGAGGACGATACTCTTCCACCCATAAAAATTTCTTGTTCATCAAGGTTCAAGTGCAATAAAATACTTCAAGTCAAGACGTTGATGCTTCCACATGCTCACTAGTTTATCGGAGACTTCTACATGATAATCACCGTTGTGAAGTCGGAGGTTATCCATCTTCATACAAAGATTATGAATGCCTGTGGAGTTTCCAGTGACAGTTTGCTCGTATACATTGCTAGTCTCATCTTCTTTGTTGAAGAGTTTGATTGCAATGCTTCCACTTTCATCAGAAGTGAAAGACAAATCTGGGAGACTGTATACCATGCTGGCAGTCTTCAATGCCTTGATATCTTCAGCAGAAATGTTGAACTCAATATCAGCACCAGGGAATTGGACATTCTTTTCTGGAGCTGCCTTGAGAGTAATCTCTGGGTTAGAAAAATAGTAACGTGCCTTACGACCATTACCAATGATATTGACATGCTGCTCGGCAAACTCCAGAACAGGAGAATCAAACAAGCTCATGCCAGTCAGAAATTCTGACAGATCATAGATACCAAAGCTCTGTGGAAAAGTCTCTTCACAATTGAACTCTGCAATAGAGTTCTCACCCACGCTAATAGTCTTCAGAGTATTTCCTTGACGAATCATGATAGAACTATTGATTGTAGCAAAGTTCTTCAGGATTGCGTGAGTGTCATTAGATAAAATGAGTTTGCTCATTGAGAATATGTTTCAGTAATTTGAGATTTGTCGGAGAAGTGAAGGAGGAGAAGACCGTAGTGAAGGATCTTAATGATGTCACGACGGGCAGTTCCTTTCTTATCATACCGTGAAGCATACTTCAGAATGTTAGAGCGGCAGAATGCTTCTGCATCACCACAAGCTTCAATTAGATCTAACGTCTGAATTGCGTCATTACCTGCTGAATAGTGTTGTCCATAGGTTCCAGTAATGTAGTCACGTAGCTCTTTGAGAAGAGCTTCTTCATTATATTTCAAAGTCATGCTTTGTAGATGTACCTCAATTGACTATGATAGCACCTCTGAATGGATCCGTCAAGGGTCTGAACATAGAGTTCACGACCCGTACCACCGAGGATTTTGACTGAATTACCAGTATCCAGCATTGCAATACTGCCGATGTAATTATGAATCTTGTTCGGCATTTTCATCAATTTTGTCATAGAGTTCAATGAATGATGTTTTAGTTTCTTCGTCGAAACGATTGGTGCAGACTTCGATAGACTTCATACGCTTACCGAAGATCTTGAAAGCTTGGACGATGTGGACCAGGCGACGGGTGCTGATGACCTCATCAATACCACCGTCTTTAAAAGTCTTGCGAATGATGTCTGCCCAGTCTACTAGTTTTTCAACGAACTGTCCATCATCACAGAGTTTCAAAAGAATCTTTGCCTCCACAGCAGGAGTAGGATACTCTTGCTCAAAGGTGACACAGAAACGCTCAAGGAATGCTTCGTTCAATACGTTAGTACCGATGAAACGACCATCATCACTACCTTTACCTTTGGTATTAGCAGTAGCAAGAACAGTAAATCCTTCTGTAGGTTGCACAAACTTACCAATCTTTTTCAAGAAGATACCTTTACCCTCAAGGATAGATTGGAGACAAAGGATTTTGTTGGATGCCAGATCAATTTCATCCAGAAGGAGAACAGCACCCCGCTCAAGAGCTTCAATGACAGGACCATTGTGCCAGACAGTATTACCGTCAACCAAACGGAAACCGCCAATAAGATCATCTTCATCTGTTTCTACTGTGATGTTGACTCGAATGAGTTCTCGTCCAAGTTGAGCACACGCTTGTTCGACACCAAACGTTTTACCGTTGCCCGAAAGACCCGTGATAAACGTAGGGTAGAAGAGACGGGACTTAATAATTTTTTTAATATCAGAGAAGTCACCAAACTGGATGAAGGAATCATCTTTTTCAGGAATAAGGTTCAGTTCGACAGCGGGTTGTGCGGTAGGTGCTTGGTATTGTTGCTCAAGTTGCTCGGCAGTGAGACTCCATTTACCGTAACTAACTTTATACTTCTCAAGACGTTTGCAAATGGTGGGGTAGGATACTCCAAACTCATCAGCAGCTTTCAGAACTGCTTGACTACCAAACTCATTGCCATAATTATCAGAGAGATACTGTGTGAGAGCAGCGGGATCGATGTTAGCGGAACGAGGCATTGGTCTCTTGTGTTGATGAACTTATTATAGAGCATGGTGCCCCTGAAACCAGGGGCGATGGACGGTTTGTCAGGCGACCATATCGACAAAGGAGGACAAGATTTTCTTGTTCGTGGTCTTTGCTTTCAGCATGGACTTAAATGCTTTAGCAATCTGTGCTTTGGTAGCATCATTAGAAACCTCAAAATCTGTTGATTTATTCATTGAAGTAGATGCAATTAAGTACAGAGAATTATACCCAAGTTGTTTCTTAAACACAAAAGATTTATCTTTCCTCCACTTCTTAAGAACGTTATCAGAACTTTCATTATATGTATTTCTATACAGGTATGAAAAATCACCCCCAGTTAGAATTCGGAAACCAAGAAAGTTCACTTCAGGAAAATTATGACTTAAGTTCTCAAGCAAAATGGTAGTGATGCAGTCGTTAAAATTGGATCCACGTCGTCTGTAGACATGACCAGTCTTGCGATCACGAAGATGAACATCACCATCAACAGCACGTTGACCCCAGTAAGTATACTCACTACCTTTACCAATACAAACATTGTAGCTGATATTATTTGACTCACCATCAGTGAGAATTACAGTGTTAATTTTCTGAACACCAGTCATTTTCTTGAACATTGGAA